CAAATGGCGGACAGTTTCAGACTTTGGTGCTAGCTTTGGCAACGATGCAATTGGTATGCGTGCCGCAGGCGCACAGACTAGAATGACCTTTGAGGAATACACTGAGGTTCTTAGAAAAAATAAAGATAATCTGTCAGCACTTGGTGGATCAGTAACTGAAGGAGCTAGGGCATTTAATAAAATGTCAGCTGATTTCTTTGATAGTGGTGCAGCGGAACAACTGCGCCATATGGGCATGACTACTGAACAAATTAACGAAACTCTCCTAACTAATATGAGTGCCATGCGATTAGTTAATTTAAACGATGAAAGAGCAAAAAAAGTTGCCATAGAATCATCTAAAGAACTAGCTATAGAAATGGATGTAATGGCCAAGTTAACTGGTAAGAGTCGAAAAGAACAAGAATCAGCAATGGCAGTTCGAAATGCCGATGTACAGTATCAAGCAGCAGAAGAACTAGCACTAATGGGATTAAGAGAAGATGAAAAAGCAGAACGTAAAGCAGCAATAGAAAGTATGAAAAAGGGTGCTGAACTATTAGGTCCAGCAGTTGAAGGTGTGGTCAAAGAAATGGCCACCGGTGGAGTTCGAAGCAAAGAAGCATCAGAAAAAATGGCTGCACTAGGGCCAGCAGGCGTAAAATTGCAAGAAGCGGTTGATGCATCTATGAAAGCAACTACCGGGCCTGAAAAAGAACGAGCAAAGCGACTAATGGACGAAGCGAACGATGCTGTCCGAGCACAAATGAGAACCAAAGAGTTTTTACAACAACAGATGCTTGGAAACGAGGCGCATAAGCAAACTGCTGAAGGTGCAGGTAAATTAAATCAAGCTATGCAAAAAGTCGCACAAGAAGGTTTAAAAGACGAGAGCGGAAAAAAGATTAGAGAGTTCAACCAAGCCAACGCAGCAGATCAAAAGATAATTCGAGAACTCGCACTAAAACGAATAGAACTTGAACAAAAAGGTTTAGACAAGGACGGTAAAAAAATAGAAGGTGCAGAAACAACTAAGGGCATAGTTGATCTTGAGAGCCGAGCAAAGGACGCAGGCGCTGCGATCAATGAAAATCTAATAGCTCCGTTAAACGCAGAAACTGGTGCATTACTAGCAAACAATAGATTGAAAAGAGCTAAAGAAGGCGGAGATTTTTTATCAAATGTTAATGCAAAAGGTCAAACTTCAGCTGCTGTGTTTAAAGAAGGACTTGATAAAGCCAAGATTAAAGTAAAAGACGCAGTAACTCCAACACCGCCAGTTGGTCCATCAAATACACCTGGTACACTTCCAAGCCCTAACTCTCTTATACCTAGTATGCCAAGTTTTGGTCCGGTGAGTTTATTTGAAGCAACTACACTAAAAGTTGAAAAAATGGTTGGACCAAGTTTTTCTAAAGGTACTTTAGGTACTACTGGCAATTTATTTGAAGATTTTGGATCGGGTACGATGGCTATGCTACACGGTAAGGAATCAGTAGTAACTGAAGCACAGATGAAAGATCTAATGAAAGGTATTGGCAATGCTACTCAACAAGCCAAAGAAATGGCCACAGGTGGTGTAAGAAGCAAAGAAGCAATGGAAGGACTAATGTCATCTATGCCCACAGTCGGCCTTTCTGACCTCGGGTCCAAGCTAGATCAGTTAAATACTAACATCATGCAACTAGTGCAAATATCTTATCAAACTGCTGAAAACAGCGGTAAGCAGATAAGAGCAACTAAAGGACTTGGCGGAGATCTATTCGCATAAACTATGAGCTGGAAAAAATATTTTACACCTGTACCAACTGGTAATCAAGGCAGCAACGTAAGCCCATTATCAAATGCTAGTCGTGCAGGTCCTGCACGAACAAACTATTCATCATACTTACCGGATATCTACACTGGTAGTCCAAATCGTATTGAACGATACATGCAGTATGACACTATGGACGGAGATCCGGAAGTTAACGCAGCTCTAGATATCCTTGCAGAATTCTGCACACAGATGAATAAAGATACTAACAATGCATTTTCAGTAAAATGGAAAAGCAGGGCTACTAATTCAGAAATTAAAATTTTAGGCGAGTACCTGCATCAGTGGTCAAAACTACAGCAGTTTGAAACTCGTATGTTCCGTATCCTACGTAATATCTTCAAATACGGTGACGGATTCTTCTTACGTGACCCAGAAACACAAAAATGGTTTTATGTTGATCCGGGCAAGATTGTAAAAATTATTGTCAACGAAAGCGATGGTAAGCGACCTGAACAGTATATTGTACGTGATATTAATCCCAATTTTCAGAACTTAGTTGTAACACAGATTACACCTAATACTACACAAACTAACAATCGCGGTACTAGCTATGTAGCCGGCGGCGGCCTTGCTAGGGGTATGACTGGTGCATATCCTACAGAAAGCGGAACACGCTTTAGCAAAGGCGAAAATGAAGTAGCTATTGACGCTAGACACATGGTGCATTTAAGTCTATCAGAAGGCTTAGATAACAATTATCCATTTGGTAATAGCTTATTAGAAAACGTTTTTAAAACTTACAAACAAAAAGAATTATTAGAAGATGCGATCTTAATTTATCGTATACAACGTGCGCCTGAGCGTAGAATTTTTTATATTGATGTAGGTAATATGCCCAGTCACTTGGCTATGAGCTTTGTAGAACGTGTTAAAAACGAGATACATCAACGCCGTATTCCTAGTCAAAACGGTGGCGGGAATAACATCATTGACTCGGCTTATAACCCATTGAGTATTAATGAAGATTACTTTTTTCCGCAGACAGCAGAAGGTCGCGGAAGCAAAGTAGAAACATTGCCAGGCGGTACAAATCTAGGCGAAATTGATGACTTAAAGTTCTTTACCAACAAGTTATTCCGTGGATTGCGTATTCCTAGCAGCTATTTGCCTACAGGTGCAGATGACAGTCAAGCACAATACAATGACGGTCGAGTAGGTACAGCTTACATTCAAGAACTACGCTTTAACAAGTACTGTGAACGCTTACAAAATCTAGTTGCAATTATATTTGATCAAGAATTTAAGATGTATCTATACAGCCGCGGAGTCAACATTGATTCGGCTTTATTTGACCTAAAATTCAATCCTCCAATGAACTTTGCCAGCTCAAGACAAGCGGCAATGGACACAGAAAGAATCAATACTTTCAACACTGTACAAGCGATTCCTTACATTAGTAAGAGGTTTGCCCTGAAGAGATACCTAGGTTTAACCGAAGAAGAGATTGCAGAAAACGAACGTCTATGGGCAGAAGAAAAAGCAGAAGCAATACCTGAGCACACTGATGCAGCTGGCGAACTACGTTCAGCAGGATTAAGTATGGCAGGTATTCAAGCAGATACTGCAAGTGCAGATGCTGAAGAAGCACCAGCAGATATGGTTCCAGGTGCTGAAGCAGGAGCACCACCTCCGCCAGTAGGCGGTGGCGCACCGCCAATGCCTGCAAGCCCGCCACCGGCATAAATATTATCATGATCCTAAGAGAATTATTTTATATTGATCCAGAAACTAAGAACATAGCCACTGATCTACGCTATGATACAAATCGCGACGTTACTATGTTCCGCCGTTCTGATACACGTAAAACAAGGTTAACCTTAGGGCAAATCAACGAATTAAGAAAAAGTTCTGAAGCACACATCCTAGAACAAGAAGACGAACTAGGATTTATTCATAAAATGTACGGTGCTGAACCAGCAGCACCTGCAGTCTAACACACAGTTTTAAAACGAATCGTTTTAAAATTCGTCATTTTTCCATCATTATAGGCTATATTTTACAGTAATGTGTAAATATAATCGACAGCCTTGCACTAATTACAGGAGACAAACATGACTGATCGTTTAAAGTTTGAGCAGATGCTCGAGTATCTAATCAATGAAGACCAAGAAAAAGCAAAAGAAATTTTTCACGACATCGTTGTAGAAAAATCACGTGAAATTTATGAAAACCTACTTCAAGATGACTTCGAAGAAGAAGAAATGGAAGAAGGTATGGACGACGACATGGAAGAAGCTTTCGGTGATGACGAAGGTGACGACATGATGGGCGGTGACCCAAGTGACGACCTAATGGGCGACACAGAAATGGGTGACGAAGAAGGCGATGAAGAAGGTGACATGGGCGGTGAAGAAGACTTAGAAGACCGCGTTATGGATCTTGAAGATGCCTTAGACGAATTAAAAGCCGAGTTCGAAGCTATGATGGGCGACGAAGAAGGTATGGATGACATGGGTGGTGACGACATGGGCATGGATGACATGGGTGGTGACGACATGGGCATGGATGACATGGGACCAGAAAAAGAAGGTTATGCATTCGAAGCTAATGACGAAGACGAAGAAGACGATGATGACTTAGAAGAAAGTCTAATGCGCGAATATGTAGAAAAAGTTGCTGCTCCAAAAATGGGCGACAACGGCGCAAACACAAAGTCAGTAGTTGCAAAACCAAATAGAATGGGTGGCACAAGTGCTAACATTGCAAAAAGTTTCTCAACAGAGAAAGGCGGTACACAAGGTGGACTATTAAATCCTTCTACTAAAGAAGAAAATTTTGGTAACATCAACGTACCAGGTGGAAAAGCTGGAAAGTCAGCTTTTAAGAAATCTGAGCCAGGTCATGGTCCAGAGAAAAAAGGCAAGCCAGAGCAAGCCGATAACAAGAAAAGCATCGTAGGCTCACGCTAAAATGAACTACCTTCGCGAGAATTTGAGTTTCGACCAAGCCGGGATTACCATCACAGAATCGGAAGAGCGTGATGGTAAGAAAAGTTTGTATATGAATGGTATTTGCATTCAAGGCGGTATACGCAATGCAAACCAACGTGTATATCCTGTCAACGAAATTGGGAAGGCTGTCAAAACCCTCAACGATCAAATACAGGGTGGGTACTCAGTCCTAGGCGAAGTAGATCATCCAGACGATCTAAAAATTAACCTAGACCGCGTCAGTCACATGATTACAAACATGTGGATGGACGGTCCTAACGGTTACGGAAAGTTAAAGATTCTACCAACTCCAATGGGCCAGCTAGTGAAAACTATGCTGGAATCCGGAGTGAAGTTGGGAGTTTCCAGTCGAGGATCAGGAAACGTCCGTGAAGACGGAAGTGGAGAGGTCAGCGATTTTGAGATCATTACAGTTGATGTAGTGGCTCAGCCCAGCGCACCGGGAGCGTATCCGACCGCAATTTATGAACACCTGATGAACAATCGTGGTGGGATGAATGCTTTACGCATAGCGAAAGAAGTACAGGGCGATCCGAAAGCGCAGAAGTACATTAAAGAGAGCTTATTAGGTATAATAAGCAAACTCCAATAAAAAGGAGAATCACATGTTGGATGCATTAAAACCATTATTTGAAAACAATGTGATTTCTGAGGAAGTCAAAGCACAGATTGAACAAGCATGGGAAGCTCGTGTAAACGAGAATCGTGAGCAAGTTACTCAATCTCTACGCGAAGAATTCGCACAACGTTACGAGCACGATAAACAAACTATGGTTGAAGCTGTTGACAGAATGTTAACAGATAACCTAGCTGTTGAAATCGCAGAATTTGAAGAAGATCGTAAACAACTAGCAGAAGCAAAAGTTAAGTATGCACAAAAAATGCATCAAGCAGGCGGTATAATGAAGGAATTCATTACTCGTCAACTAGCTGCTGAAGTTAGTGAACTACACGAAGATCAAAAGCAAATGGCTCAGAAGTTTGGAGTTCTTGAACAGTTCGTAGTAGAAGCTCTGGCACAAGAAATTGCAGAGTTTTACAAAGATAAACAAGACATCGCAGAAACTAAGGTTCGCTTAGTTCGCGAAGGACGTGAAGCATTAGCACAAATGAAAGAAAAATTTGTTAAACGTGCTGCTAAGATGGTCGAAGGTTTAGTTGAAGCTAATCTTACAAAAGAGATTAAGCAACTAAAAGAAGACATCGACGCTGCTCGTGAAAACGACTTTGGTCGTAAATTATTCGAAGCATTTGCTAATGAATATCAAACCAGTTACCTTTCTGAGAAATCAGAAAGTGCTAAATTGCTCAAAGTTATAAACTTGAAAGATCTAGAAATTGCAGAGGCTCAACACGCTGTGGCAGAAGCAAAACAGATCGCAGAAAGCAAGAAAGCAGAAGCTCGTGCTCTACAAGAGAGTATTGAGCGTAAAGAAATTATGAGTGAATTGCTAGCTCCATTGGCCAAAGACCAAAAAGCTATCATGACAGAATTGTTGGAAAGCGTACAAACTACAAAACTACAAGTTAGTTTTGACAAGTATCTTCCCGCAGTAATCGAAGGCAAGACACCGCAGAAGAAACAGGCACTAGTAGAGGCAAAAGAAGTCACAGGCAACAAACAAACTAACAGCGTAAGTAGTGGCGAGAGTGAATCAAATATAGTTGATATCCGTAGACTCGCTGGATTAAAAATTTAAGGAGAATTTAAATGTCAGAACTACTACATGGCCGCTGGACAGAAACAAAAGAAGCCCTATTAGAAGGCTTATCAGGCACTAAAAAATCAGTAATGGGAGTTACCCTAGACAATACACGTAAGTATTTGTTAGAAAGTCCTACAGCTGGTGCCACTTCTGCCGGCAACGTCGCAACACTAAATCGCGTGATTCTTCCAGTAATCCGTCGCGTTATGCCAACCGTTATTGCTAACGAGTTAGTTGGTGTACAACCTATGACTGGTCCAGTGGGTCAGATCCATACTCTACGTGTTCGTTATGCAGATAACGGCAATGGCGTAGTAGCTGGTGAAGAAGCACTAAGCCCATTCAAGATTGCAGAAAGCTATTCAGGTAACAACGCTAACCCAGGTAAGGCTGCTTCAACAGCTACCCTAGAAGGCGCTGCTGGTAAGCGTATGTCAATCCAAATTCTAAAGCAAACAGTTGAAGCTAAGACACGTAAGTTATCAGCTCGCTGGACATTTGAAGCTGCTCAAGACGCACAAGCCCAACAAGGTATTGACGTTGAAGCAGAAATCATGGCTGCTTTAGCACAAGAAATTACAGCTGAAATTGACCAAGAAATCCTAGCTAGTCTAGATTCATTGGCTGGTACAGCTACAGAAGATTACGAGCAACAAAACGTTTCTGGTACTGCAACATTCGTTGGTGACGAACACGCTGCTCTAGCTGTTCAGATCAATCGCGTAAGCAACTTGATCGCTCAACGTACTCGTCGTGGTGCTGGTAACTGGGCCGTTGTAAGTCCATTTGCTCTAACAATTCTTCAGTCTGCTACTACAAGCGCATTTGCTCGTACAACAGAAGGTACATTCGAAGCCCCAACAAACACTAAGTTCGTTGGTACATTGAACAGTGCTATGAAGATCTATGTTAACACATACGCAACCGATGATCGTGATGTTCTTATTGGTTACAAAGGTTCTTCAGAATCAGACGCAGCAGCATTCTATTGCCCATACATTCCATTGATGAGCAGTGGTGTTGTTCTAGATCCATCAACTTTCGAACCAGTCGTATCATTCATGACACGTTATGGTTATGTTGAGTTGAGCAATACAGCTTCTTCTCTAGGTAACGCAGCTGATTACCTAGGTAAAGTTAGTATTGATAGCGGCAACGTTTCATTCAAGTAATTCGTTACTTGTTATAAACAAGCAAGGGCTCTTCGGGGCCCTTTCTCACGATTGCATAAATACATTGTATAACTTACATACTGTAAGTTTTATGCGGAAATCCAACCGCGTACGGCCTAGAACGCCGCTTTTCAAGGAGAAAATAAAATGGGACGTCCTTTAAATAAAAAATATTTTGGTAACCGTAACACTGGAGCAGGCGGTGAAGGTATTGCATCTTATACACTGCCCGGTCAATTAGGTAGCATTGAAGTTGACAGTGATAGCGGTCAACCAACACTAACAATTCCAGCACCAACTTTACCAGGCGGAGTACAAGCTACTGCTACAGTGACTTGGGAAATTGAAAGCATTACAATTACTGCTGCAAACGGTACTGGCTATACTAACGGTGAAACAGTTAATATTACTGGCGCTACTGGCGCCACAGCAACTATTGTTGTTGACACAGATAACATTACTACAATTACTCCAGTATTACGTGGTTCATTTACAACTATTACACCAAATTCTACTAATCAACTAGTTGGTGTTACTAGTGCTGCAAACGATGCGTATGCAGAAGTTAGATACCGTGTTAAGACTATTGCAATGACTGCACAAGGGTCTGGATATATAACTGCTCCAACACTATCATGGGCTGCTGGTCTAGCAGGTCCTATCTCTGGTACAAGTCCAGGTGCACCAACTGCGGTGCTAACTACAGCTAATTCAGAGAACGCTATTGTTATTCGTGCTAAAACAACCAGCGGCGGAACTTCACAAGTCGGTGACATTGTTAAACAAGAAGCAAGTCGTCGTTATAAAGTTACCACAGCCGACGGTACTGCTGTTTGCAGATTAGTTGCTGATGATACTCCAGCATTTAAAGAAGCATATATTGTGGCTACATCAGCAGCAGGCGGAACATATTATGTTATTAAACTAACAGCCCACAGAGCACTTCTAGTAGCAAAAGCAGGCGACTCTGCATTAGCTGGAAAGTCAGTGCAGTGGACCTTTGGTTCTCCAAGCGGAAGCATTGTACAAATTGAGAACGCCTAAACTTAGACTTTAATTAGGAAGAATAATGTCAAAGATAGTAAAAGTTTGGGACGGTGATTATAAAGTTGTGGTCCAAGAAGGCGGCAACATTATCCTAGATACAGGCGATAGAATTGGCCTAGTAACTGTTACTGGCGATTTAAATGTACAGGGGGCAGTTACTTATATTGAGTCTACTAACACTTCTATTAATGACAATATTCTTCTATTAAACAGACAAGAACCTACAAATGCAGATCCGTATGTGATATTACAATATTCTGGTATTGAAATTGATCGAGGCCAAGGAAAAGACGGTGGTAACGACACATACGGAAATGTACAGATTGTCTATGACGAAAAAACTAATATTGACGGTGACGGTACTATTCGTCTAAGATACACAATCGGCGGAACCTATGTTCCTCTAGAAACAGATACAATCACAACAGGCGAAAGTGAAAATGACCTAACATTATATCCGGGCGAAACTGGAGTAGTTGGAGTATTTGGAACTGTTGATTATAAAGATAGAGTCACTGACCCTAATACAATTCCAAATAAAGACTATGTTGATACTTCAATTGTCACATACCTTTCAACGTTCTTCCCCCCAATTCTAGGCGCAGGTGCTACCCGAGTCACTACTCAAGAAACACCAACACATGAAATAGGATTTATTCTTAACAACAGTTTAAAAGCAACTATTAACAGTTCTGGCTTTACAATTGATGGAGATTTAAATCTAAGTAGTAATGTTATTAGCAATTTAGATGCAACTTCAAATTTAAAATTAACAGCTACTAACGGCAGCATTGAATTAAACGGCTATGTTATTTTTAATAACAAATCATCGGCACCAAGTTCTACTACTGGTGCAAACACTGTTTATTCTTT